CAGGTTACTATATAAAATACAACTTGAATTCAATACTTCGTGGAGATAGTAGTTCCAGAGCCACATATTACGAAAAAATGATACAACTAGGAATTTATTCGATAAACGAAGTAAGAGAATTAGAAGAAAAAGATTCTATAGAAAATGGAGATAAACATTTTGTTTCACTAAATTATGTGTCACTAGAAAAGATGGATGAATACCAATTAAATAAAGCAAAAGGGGGTGGTAATAGTGGATAGAGAATTAAGATATATGCCAATATTAAATCTTGAAATTCGCAATAGGGATGACACACAAAAGATGACAGTTGCAGGATATGCGGTCAAATTTAATGAAAGAAGTAGAATGCTATATGATGAATTTTTCGAGAAAGTAGCAGTAGGAGCATTTGCAAAAAGTCTTGAAGAAAACACCATAAAAGCATTGTGGGATCATAACACAAATCTAGTGTTAGGTTCTACAAAGTCACAAACATTAAGAATAAAAGAAGATGACATAGGGCTTTATTTTGAATTAGATTTACCAGATACCGAAACTGGTCGAAATGCATACGAGTCTATATCAAGAGGAGATGTTGATGGGGTATCGTTTGGATTTAATGTAAGAGCCGACAGCTGGGAATACATTAAGGAAGAAGATATATATATTAGGACTTTACTAGATATAGATTTAGTAGAAATATCACCGACACCATTCCCAGCATACGAAACAAGTGAAGTTGGCAAAAGAAGTCTAGAGCAATTCAAAAACAAAAGCAATAGACAAGATGAAGCAGAAATGCTAAAAGTAAAAATCAAATTATTAGAAATATAACCTGTATAAACTACAGGTTTATTTTTATATAAAGTAAAGGAGAATAAGTATGAAAAAGAAATTATTAGAATTAAGACAAAACCTAACTAAAAAGGTAGAAGAAGCAAAAAGACTAATAGAAGATGGTAAAGTTGAAGAAGCAAGGGCAATAACAGCAGAAGCAGAAGAAATCAAAACAAAGATTTCAAGTATGGAAAAACTTGAAGCGCTAGAAGAAGAAATAACAGACGTTGAAGATTTAGAACCAGTAGAAAAAGAAGAAAAGAAACCAGAAGCAAGAAGCATCCTAGTAAAAGCATTAAGAGGAAAAAGACTAACAGCAGAAGAAAGAGCAGTGTTAAAAGAAGGGGAAGCATCAAGTCCTGATATTTCAGGTGCATATATAGTGCCAGAAGATGTTAAAACCGAAATTAACGAATACAAAAGAGAATATAAGTCAATGAAAGAATTTGTAGATGTTCAACCAACAACAACAAATTCAGGTTCATTTGTATTTGAAAAAACAAGTACATTAACAGAACTTGAAGATTTGACAGAGGGTGGAAACATACCAGAGCAATTACCTGACTTTGATAAAAAAGATTATAAGATAAAGGACAAAGGTGCATTGCTACCAATAACAAACCAATTGTTATCAGATGAAACAGGCGGTTTGTTAAAATATATAGGAAAATGGTTCTCTAGAAAAGCCGTTAAGACAGAAAACAAAGACATATTCAAAGCATTGAAAGAAGGTAAAAATGCTACACCAGTAACAAGTATAGATGACATCAAAGAAAGGATAAATCTTGATTTAGACCCAGAATTGCTAGATGGTGCTTTAGTAGTAACTAACCAAAGCGGATTCAATTTCCTAGATAAACAAAAAGACAATAATGGTAGACCATTATTACAACCTGATCCAACAGACAAAACAAAGAAAATGTTAGCAGGTATTAGAATAGAACAATTCTCAAATGCCAACCTAACAAACATTTCAACTACTACATTCCCTGTGCTAATAGGTAATTTTGTAGAAGCAATTAAGTTTATGGATAGGGAACAATACGAATTAGCAACATCTAAAGAGGCTGGATTTACAAAGAATATAACATACTTAAGAGCAATAGAAAGATACGATGCCGTACTAAAAGATGCCGATGCTTATTTGAATTTAACAATTGATACTACAGCAGTTCAACCAGCAGCGGTAGAAGAAAATCCAGAGGAAGAGCCTGAAGGATAAGAACAGAGGGGGAAACCCCTCTAATTTATTTATAAAAGGGGTGGATAATAATGCTAGAAAAAGTTAAGGAATATTTGAAAATAGACACCAATGCAGAAGATAATTATTTGAATTCGTTAATATTAGCAACAGAACAATACGTGTCATCAGGACTAGACAATGATAACAATAAGAATTCGGCACTATTTGAGAATGCACAATTAATGCTAATTGGGATGCTGTATAACAATCGTGGTTTGACAGAGGGCAAAGAGAATACAACATTAAAACTAATATTTAATGCCATAATGTTGAAGTTAAAAACAAGTGAGGATATAGAAAATGGAATTAGCACAAATGAAGAATAGGATAACACCAGTGCAAAGGAAAAGCATTATAAATAAAAATGGATTCCAGGGAAATGAGTTCGTAGACCTAAAAGAAATATGGTCAAAAGTAGAGCAAGTAAAAATAACCGAAAGAATTCAAAGTTCCAACGAGAAAATACCAGATGAAAAAAGATTCATTATAAGAAAAAGTGCCGAACCTAATATAGATATAAATGATTTGTTTATAAAATACAAAAATAAACTATATGAGGCAATAGGCTATGAAACCTTTAATTCGTTAGAAGATTTTACAAGCATAATAGCGAGAGAATGCGACAATGAGTGTAAAGATAACAACTGAAGGAATTGATGAATTACGAAATGAACTTTTGAAACTAGGTAGTAAGGCAGATGGAATAATAGATAATGCATTAATGGAAGCGGCAAAACCTATTCGAGATGAAATGCAAAATAACATTAACAAAAGTAAATTAAACAAGAAACACTTGAAAGACAATATTCCTATAAATAAAGAACCAACAATAGATGGCAACCATGCAGTAAGTGTTGGATGGACTAAAGAGGATAACTCGGAATTCTTTTATTCAAAATATTTAGAATGGGGAACAAGTAAAATGGATGCTAAACCATTTATGCAGCCTGCAATAGATAAGAAAGAAAAAAAGGCATACGAGATACTTATAGATGAAATAACAAAGGGGTTAGGAATATGAATGATATAGTTATGGATACATTAAAAGGATTAAATATACCAATACAATTTCAAGTTTATACAGGAAAAGAAAAGACCTACATAACATTTTTTGAATACAACATGCAAAACGAAGAATATTCGGAAGATGAAATTGAGGTCGAGGGTTATTATTTTCAGATAGATATTTGGTCGGTGGAAGATTACACCGAACTAGTAAAAAAGACAAAGAAATTATTAGAAGCCAACAATTTCAGATTTATAGATCAGGAAGATTTATATGAAAAAGATACAAAAATATTTCATAAAGGGTTAAGGTACTGGATACCTAACTATAGATAAGGGGGAATTAAATTATGCCAAGACAAATTGGATTAAGAGATATTCACATAGCACTATTAAAAACAGATACAGAGGAAGAAACTACTTATGATGCAGTAGAGAAATTAGAAAGAGCAATAACTGCAAAACTAACACCAAAGTCAAGTAGTGAAAAAGTATATTCAGATGATGAGGTGGAAGAAATACTTTCTAAATTTGATAGTTGCGACATAGAAGTTGAAACAAACCAATTAACATTAAAATCTAGAGCCAAACTACAAGGAGCAGAATTAGTTAATGGGGAACTTATAGAAAGAAGCACAGATGTAGCACCAGAAGTAGCCATAGGATTTAGGTCTAAAAAATCAAATGGCAAGTACAAATATGTGTGGCTATATAAAGGTAAATTCGAACTAGTGGAAGATGAGTATGCAACCGAAACAGATAAAATAGAGTCAAAAACACCTAAATTAAAAGGAACATTCTATTCAAGAAATTCAGATAATGCATGGAGAATAACATTAGATGAAGATGAAGAAGGCACAGACCAAACAAGAAAAGACAACTGGTTTAAAACAGTTCCAGCATTACCAACAGGAGCAAAAGGGTAGGTGTAAGTTATGTTTGAGACAGTAGAACAGGTAGGAATAGGGCATCCAGATAAAGTGGCAGATAGAATATCAGATTCTATATTAGATGAGTTACTAAAGCAAGATGCCAATTCTCGAGTTGCTGTTGAAACACTTATAAAAGATGAAAAAGTAGTGGTGGCTGGGGAAATAACCAGCACCGCTACAATTGATATTTATAAGATAGTAGAGTCAGCATTCGTAGAAGCAGGATATGATATGAAACCAAGCATAGAAATAAACATTTCTAAACAGTCACCAGATATAGCCTGTGGGGTAGATACAGGTGGAGCAGGTGACCAAGGGGTAATGGTAGGATATGCAATAGCAGAGACAGAACATTATATGCCATTAGCACATGAAATCGCAACTAAAATATTATTAAGAGCAAATATGTTGAGAATGACAGGAACGTTTCAATATGCGAAGTCGGATATGAAATCACAAGTGACAATGGACAATGAAAAACAAAGAATAGATACAATAGTGGTTTCAATACAATATGAAGCGGATTATAACGAAAAAGAATTCAAAGATTTTATAACAAGATACATAATAGACCCAGTAGTAGCAGATTATAAATTAAACAAAGACTATAGATGCCTAATAAATCCAACAGGAGCATTTGTGATAGGTGGAAGTGTTGGAGATACAGGATTAACAGGAAGAAAAATAATTGCAGATAGTTATGGACCAGTGTGTAGCCATGGCGGTGGTGCATATAGTGGAAAAGACCCAAGTAAAGTAGATAGGTCAGGAGCATACATAACAAGAAAAATAGCAAAGCATATTGTGGCCTCTGGAATGGCAGAAATAGCAGAAGTAAAATTAGCATTTGCAATAGGAGTAGCCAAACCAGTAGCACTAGATATAGAATGCTATGGAACAGAAAATATAGATATAGAAATAATAAAAGCAGTAGTAAGAAATGAATTTGATTTAACACCAGCAGGTATTATAAAGGAATTAGAATTAAAAAAACCGATTTATAAAAGAATATCAGCATATGGACATTTTGGTATAAATGCAGTAGATATGCCATGGGAAAAATTAGATAAAGTAGGAATATTCAAACAAGTATTAGAATTTCATACAAAACAAGAAAAAATAATAGAAAAATGTTTAGAAAAATATTTAGGAGGAAAGTAAGAT